AGTGCAGTTTCTCTGGGCTTACTGAATCAAGCTCTTTTTCAGGTCAAGCAAGTATTGCCAACTTCTCAATGCAAGGAATTGAAAACCTCAAAGAATATTCCAAACTGATTCAGAACTGGAAGATTACTAATTATCCTTATTGGGAAATGATGCAAACACCTGCACCAGTCGGCACCTTCTGGTTTCTAGATCCTCCATATGATATTAAAGACAATCTATATGGAAAAGGTGGTCAACTTCATAAAGGATTTGATCATCAAATGTTTCACGCTTATATGACGCAAGGCAATGTAAAAGATCTTTGGATGATTACTTACAATACAAATCCAACACTGATGGAATGGTATAAAGATTATATTCAAACAAAATGGGATTTGACTTATACAATGCGCTCCGTAGGTGACTACATGGATGAGCAAAAAGATCGTGCAGAATTATTGATTGTAAATTATCCCTCGCCATAAATACTTATAAAATGTATTGGTAAATGAAATCCTTCAAGCAATTTGTAATAGAAACTATGATGAAAAATGATGTAAGCAGATTTGTGCGAGTAGTGAATGGTAGAATTGAATTACGCACAACCTCTACTGGAGGTCCTCTTGCCACTTTTGGAAGTGATATTTTTACCGCTGTTATACAGGGCGATGAGATTGTTGCGACTAAGCGTACAGGTGAAACATATATCTGGAAGTTAAATGCTTCTAAGCGTGGAGTTATCGGACCTATCAGAGTTATTTCATGAAACCAACTTTATCACAGTATATGACTTCGATTAATCAGACTAAAAAATCTATCATTGAAGATGCTGAGTCTGAGAATGCTTATCCAGCATTCATTGTAAATAAATGTCTTTCTTCTTTTGTTGATACGATATTGTTTTCCAATCAGATGAATTTAAACAGTCATCTAGATAAAAAACTTCAATACGACTTTTTTATAAATAGTATCAGTCCAAGAAAACGTTTTAGTCCTTGGGAGAAAAAAACTTCTATAGATTGTCTTGATGCAGTGAAAGAATATTATGGGTATAACGATGATAAAGCTTTACAAGCATTGAGAATTTTATCTAAAGAACAACTTGATCAGATTAAACGCTTAGTAAATAAAGGTGGAAGAAAATGACAACGGATGTAGAAGTTAAGTGGAATCAAACTGATATGGTTGAAGTGATGCTCAACGAACCTGATGATTTTTTAAAGGTTCGAGAGACTCTTACTCGCATCGGGGTTGCTTCCAGAAAAGAAAAAACAATTTATCAGTCTTGCCATATTTTACATAAACAAGGCAAGTATTATATTGTCCATTTTAAAGAGTTGTTTGCTCTTGATGGCAAAAATACAAATCTTTCTATAAATGATTTACAACGTAGAAATAGAATTATTCAGTTGCTAAGTGACTGGGGATTGATTACTGTTGTAAAAGCAGAAACAATTTCTGATGTTGCTCCTCTTAATCAAATCAAGATCCTTGCCTTTAAAGAAAAGGATGAATGGACTCTTGAAAGTAAATACAATATTGGTCGTAAGAAGACCGCAGAGACCGTATAATTTTGTAGGGGAGTCTACACTCCCCTTTTTATTGCTCCTTGATATATAATATTAAGAGATGCCTTCGGGGTCTCAATTAACACTCGCTTATTCAAGGAGCAATCAAATGACAAATACATATACCGTTAATACTTGGGATGTTTATAATCCCTTTAACGTAGGATTAGAAAATATTTTTAATAGACTAGATGCAATGTCTGGTCATAACACAAGTTATCCTCCTTATAATATTATCAAACATGATAATGCTAACTACGAAATTGAAGTCGCTTTGGCAGGATTTAAATCAGATGAGATCGAAGTCTCTACAGAACAAAACATTCTCAGAGTTGCCTCTAAAGTTGAGAAACGAGATTCTGAACGAGTGTATGTTCACAAAGGTCTCTCCAAGCGTTCGTTTGCCCACAGTTGGCAGCTCGCAGATGATGTCAGAGTATCCTCTGTAAATTTTGCTGATGGTTTACTAACAATCTTATTAGAGAAAGTTATTCCAGAGCATCAGAAAAAAACAGTTTATAAATTTGGCAATGTGGAATTACCCGTCCCAAAGTTTTTAACCGAAGACCGAGATTCAAATTTCCCTGGAGAAAATACGGTTGAGTAATTTATAAATATCTTGGAAGAGAAATAGGTGTCGGATGAGATCTTATAAAGATTTTTTGAATGAGTTAAAAATAACTTTACAATACCATGACAAATTAAATCCTAAGATCTGGAATGACACGAATCTAAAACCAGAGGTCCGTGATAAACTGTTGCAGATAGCAAGCAAGTGGGCAAGCTTTGCAAATATTCCAAACAATGCTATAATAGATGTCATCCTGGTTGGTGGCAATGCTAACTACAACTATACTGACAAGTCTGATTTGGATTTGCATCTTGTGGTCTCCAAAGAGGCTATTACTAACTGTGGTGATCTTCTTGATGATTACCTTAGAGACAAGAAGCAACTCTGGTCTTTCACCCACGATATTAAAATATATGGATACGACGTTGAGCTTTATGCTCAAGACGTAAGTATTCCATACCCAATTAACCAGGGAGTTTTTAGTGTTGCTAAAAATCAATGGATAGTAACGCCGCAAAAACAAGAAGTGGATTATAACAATCCACTTCTTTTACAAAAAATTCAAGATTACATTGATAAGATTGATGATCTTATTTCAATGAATGCAGAAGAAGAGGCGTTTGAAAAATTAAAAGAAAAATTTAGGACCATGAGATCTGCAGCAATCCAAAAAGGTGGAGAGTTTTCATTTGAAAACCTTATTTTTAAGGACTTGCGTAATCGTGGATACCTTGATAGAATGACACAGTACCTCCGTAGTAAACAAGATAGAGAGTTAAGTTTATGATTCCTAAAGTAGTAGTCCTTAAAACGGGCGAGCGAGTTGTTTCTGGATTAGCAGAAGTATTTGATAACGAGACTAATAAACCAGTCTGCCTATTGCTTCGTTGTCCATATATTCTCACTCTTCGTCCTAAAGAAGAGTCTGGAGACTTCGAAGTTAATTTCACAAAATGGATTCCTTTTTCTTCCGATAAACAATTTAGAGTTTCTTACGATGCCCTAATTGCTATTGGTGAAGTAGAAGAATCTATTCTCAATGCATATATGGAAAAATTTGGTGAGGAGCTAGTAGAAGATGACCGAGCAAATAACGAATCAGGAGATGATGAATCTTCTGCAGAATCAGGAGATGGAGGAGATTCCGATTCAGATAGTGTTACTGAAGAATCCTTATGATACTTATTTGATTGCGCGTATAGAAGAAAGAGATGTTGCTCCTGAGTGTTTGCTTCACAATCCATACAAATTAGTTGAAGAAACTCACTGGACTTATAGCAAAGAAGATACTCACAATCCTTCTGATAATACAGTTTTTCTTGGATCAAAAGAAGAATTGGAAATTAGAAATGGAAATGAGAATTTAATAACTCAATATGATTATCTTCTTTTCCAGAAGTTTCCTCTTCACACTAAGCAAACGCAGATTTATTTGCGAGCGGATGATATACTTACCCTATATGATCCTTCATATGAAATCCTTGAATACTATCGCAAGTTAACGGAATGAAATTCTATACGAATGTTGAGCAAGTCGGAAATCGTATTCTGATTCGTGGTTATGAAAAAGGTGAAAGAGTTCAATATCGTGTAAGTTACAATCCAAAACTATACGTGCTTAGTAATAAGCAAACAGATCACAAGAGTCTGGATGGGCGTTACCTCAAAGAGGTGCGCCCTGGTTCTATTAATGATTGTCGTCAGTTTATCAATCAATATGAGGGTGTAGAAGGATTTGAGATTCATGGAAACACTAGATACCTGTATCAGTATATCAACGAGGCATATTCTGATGACGAGATTCGTTTCGATTCTTCTCTCATCCGCACATTTACTTTGGATATTGAAACTGGAGCAGAGAATGGTTTTCCTGATGTCGAATCATCAGACCAAGAAATTCTCCTTATTTCTATCCGTGATTCTTTTACAAATAGGATTACTGTTTGGGGATCAAAAAGTTTCAAGAATGAAGACAGACAGGTTGATTACATCCACTGTAACGATGAGACGAAACTCCTTTCTAGCTTCCTCGGATGGTGGCAGGAAAATACCCCAGATGTGATTACAGGTTGGAATGTACAACTGTTTGATATTCCATATATCTGTCGTCGCATGAATAAAATTTTGGGCGAAGACCATACCAAACTTCTGTCGCCGTGGAAATTAATTTCTTCTCGTGAGATTTATATCAAGGGGCGCAAACAGATTGCATATGATATTCCTGGCATTTCGTGTCTTGATTACCTGGAATTGTATAAGAAGTTTACTTATACAAATCAGGAATCATATCGTCTGGATCACATTTGCTCAGTAGAATTAGATGCCAAGAAACTTGATCACTCTGAGTTTGATACCTTCAAAGAATTTTATACAAAAGATTGGAATAAGTTTGTGCTGTATAACATTCATGACGTGCGTCTTGTTGACCAACTAGAAGACAAGATGAAACTGATTGATCTGGCGTTTACAATGGCATATGACGCTAAGGTAAACTATGAGGATGTATATTCTCAGGTGCGTATGTGGGATAACATTATATACATCTATTTGGATAAGATGAGAGTTGTCATTCCTCCCAAGAAAGACAGTGTAAAGGATTCAAAATATGCTGGTGCATATGTGAAAGAACCTATTCCAGGTATGTATGACTGGATTGTTTCGTTTGACCTTAACTCTCTGTATCCTCACCTCATCATGCAATACAATCTATCGCCTGAGACCCTCTTACCACGCCGCAGTAACGTCAACGTTGACATGTTACTCGCCAAGGAGCACGACACCTCAGACCTCACAGAGGAGACTCTGTGCGCCAATGGGACGCACTATACCACCAAGTATCAAGGGTTTCTTCCTAAGCTGATGGAGAGAATTTATGAAGACCGCACTATCTACAAAAAAAAGATGCTAGTTGCTAAGCAACAGTATGAAAAAACTCCTAGCATTGAATTAAAAAAAGAGATCGCTCGCTGTAATAACATTCAGATGGCACGTAAGATTCAACTCAACTCTGCTTATGGTGCTATTGGTAACGAGCATTTTCGTTACTATAAACTTGAAATTGCTGAAGCAATCACACTATCAGGTCAGCTTGCTATTCGCTGGATTGGTAATAAGATGAATGCTTATCTGAATAAAATTTTAAAGTCAAAGGATGTTGATTATGTTATTGCTTCTGATACTGATTCTATGTATCTTAATCTTGGTCCGTTGGTGGACAAGGTATTCGCTGGCAGAGAGAAAACTAGTGAAAGCATTGTTTCTTTCCTTGATAAGGTCTGTGAAATGGAATTTGAAAAGTATATTGAAAATTCTTACCAAGAGTTGGCCGACTACCTCAATGCATACGCGCAAATGATGAAGATGAAGCGCGAAAACATTGCTGAGCGTGGTTTCTGGACTGCGAAGAAACGCTATGTGCTCAACGTGTGGGATAGTGAAGGTGTGCGTTATACTAAACCAAAGATGAAAATTTGTGGTATGGAAACCGCTCGCTCATCTACTCCCACTTATTTTAGGGATAAACTAATACAAGCATACACAATTATTATTACTAAAGATAACGAAGAATTGATTCAGTTTATCAACGAAATCAAAGAAGATACAAAGAAACAAAACTATCTTGATATTGCGTTTCCTCGGGGATGTAATGGTTTGAAGAAGTATCGTAGTGCTGCTGACATCTATCAGAAGTCAACACCGATTCAGGTGCGTGGTGCTTTGCTATATAATTATTACATTCACAAAAACAATCTAGAGCATAAGTATCCTATTATCCAAGAAGGGGAAAAGATTAAATTTTTATATCTTAAGACCCCAAATCCAATTTATGAAAATGTTATTGCTTTCTTTCAACAACTTCCTAAAGAATTAAATCTTGAGAAATATGTTGACTATACGACACAGTTTGAAAAGTCATTTCTCGAACCGCTAAAAACTGTGCTAGAATGTATTGATTGGCAATATGAAAAACGCATTTCGCTTGTAAGTTTTTTTGGTTGAGGTATTATGAATTTTTTACAATCCGTTATTAAGGAGTTAGATAATGAATACGCAAGTGTTGTTGAAGATGGAATCACATCTGGTGACTGTGAATCGTTTGTGGATACTGGTAGCTACATTCTCAATGCTCTTATTTCTGGTAGCATCTATGGTGGATTACCTGCCAACAAAATCACGGCACTGGCGGGCGAATCCTCAACGGGCAAAACTTTCTTTGCTCTTTCAATCGTCAAGCACTTCCTTAGCAATACGCCAAATGCTCAAGTAATTTACTTTGAGACAGAATCTGCTGTGTCTAAAGACATGATGGTTTCTCGTGGTATTGATGTCAAGCGTGTTGGTTTAGTTCCTGTTACTACAGTGCAAGAGTTTCGCACTCAATCCATCAAGGTGGTGGATGAGTATATGAAACTAAAGAAAGAAGATCGCCCACCTCTTCTATTTGTGCTTGACTCTCTTGGTATGTTGTCTACATCCAAGGAAGTTGAAGATGCTTCTGCTGGCAAAGAAACCCGCGACATGACTCGTGCTCAGGTGATTAAATCTATCTTTAGGATTCTGTCACTGAAACTGGGGCAAGCTAGTATTCCTCTTATCGTTACCAACCATACATATGAAGTAGTGGGTGCATATGTGCCAACGAAAGAAATGGGTGGTGGCACTGGTTTGAAGTATGCTGCATCAACGATTCTTTTCTTATCAAAAAAGAAAGAAAAAGATGGCACCGAAGTTGTTGGTAATATTATCAAAGTGAAGGCACAAAAGTCACGCTTCACAAAAGAAAATTCAGACATCGAGACAAGGCTCTACTATGACGCAAGGGGATTGGATAAGTATTATGGACTATTGGAGTTGGGTGAGAAATACGGAGTATTCCAGCGCAAGGGTAATCGGATTGTTGTTGGGGAATCTTCCGTTTATCCTTCTGTTATTCTTGCCAATCCTGAGAAGTATTTCACGCCCGAAGTAATGCAGGCACTTGATGAATGTGCCACTAAAGAATTTTCATATGGAGTAGTGGATGGAGAGAATTGAAACAACAATCTTACGCAACCTCCTATGTAACGAACAGTTTTATAGAAAGGTTGTGCCTTTTGTAAAACCAGATTACTTTAATGAAATCCATGAAAAAGTAATTTATGAAGAAGTGTGGAATTTTGCAAGCAACTATGAGTTAGTACCTACTAAAGAAGTATTAACAATCAACTTAGAATCAAGGAAAGATTTAAATGAAGAAGTATATCAAAACGCAGTTAAAACGATTCAAGAATTTACTACTGAATCAGTCGAACACCAGTGGTTGCTTGACACCACAGAAAAATGGTGTAAAGACAGAGCCATCTATCTCGCACTCTTGGAGTCTATCAAAATCGCAGATGGCGGCAATCAGAAAGTATCAGCTGATGCGATTCCAAGCATTCTCCAAAATGCTTTAGCAGTATCTTTTGACGAGCATGTAGGTCACGATTATATTGAAAACAGTGAAGAAAGATATGAATTCTATCATCGTGAAGAAGATAAAATTCCTTTCCATTTAGAATACTTCAATAAAATTACTAAAGGTGGACTTCCAAACAAGACGTTGAATGTTGCTCTGGCAGGCACTGGTGTTGGTAAATCTTTATTCATGTGTGACCTTGCCGCTCATTGCTTGTCGTTGGGTAATAATGTTTTGTATATTACGTTGGAGATGGCAGAAGAAAAAATTGCTGAGCGAGTTGATGCTAATCTTTTCAATGTTAATATTAAAGATTTGATAGAGTTACCAGAAGTTATTTTCACAACTCGTATTAATGAGATTAAAAGAAAAACTCAGGGTCGCCTAATCATCAAAGAATATCCTACAGCATCAGCGCACGTCGGTCATTTCAAATCTCTTCTCAATGAACTCCAACTCAAAAAGACTTTTAGACCTGATATTATTTTTATCGATTACCTTAACATCTGCGCTTCAGCCAGATACAAAGGAGCAATTGTAAATTCATACACATATGTTAAGGCAATTGCTGAGGAACTTAGAGGTCTCGCTGTTGAACACAACGTCCCCCTCGTGTCTGCTACTCAAACTACTCGCAGTGGTTTTGGTAACAGCGATGTTGATCTTACTGATACTTCTGAATCCTTTGGTCTTCCTGCTACTGCCGATTTTATGTTTGCTCTTATTGCGACCGAAGATTTAGAAAAGGATGGTAAGATTCTGGTCAAACAATTAAAGAATCGTTACAATGACCCTACAGTTTATAAAAGATTCTTGGTTGGGGTTGACAGGGCAAAAATGAAATTGTATAATGTAGATAACGCTGATGATCTTTCTTCTGATAAAGAAGAAGAATATGATTTTGATGAAATAACATCCCAGCAAAAAAATACACAAAATAAGTTTACTCAATTTATTCTATGACATTACACGTTGATTTTAACAAGTATGAGCATTTTGTAGATGCTGTAACTTCAAAAGCATCTAAAGATTTCGTCAATTTTGCAGAGCGTATTGCTGAGCTTGACTTTGAAGGCGCAAAGATCGAGCGCTTGTTAACTGCTGGTGTTGGTATTAATGCTGAAGGGGGCGAGTTTTTAGAGATTATTAAGAAGATGATTTTTCAAGGTAAACCTTGGAATAAAGATAACCGAGAGCATCTTATCATTGAGTTGGGTGACATCATGTGGTATGTTGCACAAGCAACGCAAGCACTAGATATTTCTATTGATGAAGTCATCGCTCGCAATGTTAAGAAACTTGAGAGGCGATACCCAGAGGGCACCTTTGACCCATACTTCTCAGAAAATCGCGCCGCAGGCGACCGTTGATGTGCTATACTAGGGGGACACCTAAATAAGGGTGACCCCCTTTCCTGCTAGATGGCGCAACAGAACAAACACCTGGAGCACCTGGAAGACGAGTTAATCAATTTTGGTTATGGCGGTTATGTCGCTTCCAGAGACCTCATTCAGAATTTCATCACCGAACTTGGTGGTCGCCCCACTGGTAGCGTCACGGTAACGACGAAGTGGGATGGCGCCCCTGCAATTGTTTGTGGCATTGACCCCGAATCCAAACAATTTTTTGTAGGCACGAAGTCGGTATTCAATAAGAAAGAACCTAAGGTCAATTTCACTGACGAAGACATTGAAAAGAATCACGGCGAAATCCCTGACCTCGCTAAGAAGCTGAAGTATTGCCTGAAGTATTTCCCTGAGTTGAATATCAAGGGAGTGATTCAAGGTGACCTTCTCTTTACGGATGAAGATGTAGCAACGAAGACGATTGATGGTGAGCGTTACCATACTGCTACTCCTAACACGCTGACGTATGCTTGGGCTGCTGATAGCAAATTGGGTAAGGCAGTTAATACTGCTAAAGTTGGTGCAGTGTTTCATACTTATTACAGTGGCACTGGTCCACTGAATAATATGAATGCTGGTTTCGGTGTCAGTCAATTCAATTTAAAATCCACTCGCAATGTCTTTCTGGCATCTGCGACGATGGATAACATCAGTGCCAATTCTGGATTGACTGCTGCTGAAGAGCGCATTCTCAAATCTGTCATCGCTGTAGCAGACCGTAACGCTTCTGTTGCTAAACCTTTCATTGAGATGGTGGCACATGAAGCAACCAAGCAATTCACGCTTGGTTATACGATGAAGCGTTTTACCAACAGCTATGTGAAGGAAGGGCAGAAGATTGCCAACGTCAATAAATTCCTGGAGGGATTTGAAAAAGCATTTAAAAAATCTCTTGTAGAAAAAGTTGATAGCTTGAAGTCAGAGAAATCTAAGAATGAATACCGTGACAAGTTAGCATCTGGTTTACAATTCCTTGAAGCAAACCAACGTGCATTCAAGGCATTTGTTGTCATCTACAACTCTTTCACCAACGCCAAGAATCTCATCAACAATAAACTCGCTGGTCTTAGCGATACCAAAGTATTCCTGCGTAACGGTGACAACTTTGTAGTGACGAAACCTGAGGGATTCGTTGCTATCGTTGATGGTAAGGCGGTGAAGATTGTTGATAGATTAGAATTCTCTCGTGCTAACTTCACGCTTGAAAAGTCATGGCGTCCTCCTACCACTGCGGGTGCTAAGGTTGCTGCTTTTACTTTCGGTCGCTTCAATCCTCCTACAACGGGTCATGAGCTGCTTATAAATAAGGTTAAGGAGTTTGCTGCTGGCAACGACTACTTTGTTTTTTCTAGTCATACCACTGACAAGAAAGGCAAAAATCCTTTGACTGCAGAGCAAAAGGTATATCTTATGAAAGAGATGTTTACATCTCATTCTGACCAAATCATCTTTGATACTGACGTAAAGGATGCTTTGAAAGCATTGAAGTGGTTAGAAGACAAAGGATATACTGATGCTATCTTTGTGGTTGGGTCAGACCGTGTGCCTGCATTCCAATTCATCAAACAATACAACGGTAAAGATTACAATATGAATACTGTTGAGATTAAGAGTGCTGGACAACGTGACCCAGATGCAGATGATGTATCTGGTATGTCAGCAAGCAAAATGAGAAAGGCAATTGTTGAAGGAGATATGGCAACGTTTGAAAGTGGATTGCCAAACAATGTCAAAAATAACAGTCAGTTTAAGACAATGTATTATCAAGCAGTATTGGGAGGAATGTCCTAGTGGCACAATTTAATTTAAGAAAAGAAACACAAGATGTTTCTAATTTTATAGACATGGATATTGTGGCATTGAAGTTTAGACGAATTCATAGAATGATTCGTGTAGCTGCTGCGAATGCATTCAATAGTCACTATGGGGAAGTTACTGGATTTGAATATAAAATTGAGGGTGGTGAGGGTATAACAGATGCAACTTCTATATTAGAAGTCAATAAAAAATTTGAAGGTGGTAGGTCTATTTCATTAAAATATAAAATCAGTTGCGACAAAGGAGACCCAGAGTATTGTGATTTGTATTTTAGAACACCAAGAGCAAACTTTATTAACGAAATGATTTCTTTCATCAATAAAAGAAATGATTTGAAGAATGCCATTGGTATTACAAACGTAGAATTAAAGACAGAAGATGGAGGTAAGAATCCTACATTGTTTGTTAGAATGCTACACAGCTATCCTGGATTAGATAAGAAGGGAAATAAAGTTACTAAGTATACGACCATCAATTTAAACTTCTCTCTTAAATATGCTGGTGCAGATAACAATGCAAAGGCACTTGCATCACTTAAACCAAAGCATGTCAAACCAAAAATTGTAGATGTTTGGTTAACACCAGAAGCATTATATCATAACGTTATAACTTTTGTTAATGGTAATGATTTTCCATCACAGAGTAATTCATTAAAACAATCATATAAAGATATTATTGCTGATGCATACACCAATAAATCCTTGAAGGATAAGGTAGGTATAGCAGCAGATTTATCGTCCGAATTTTTTGAAATACTGTCAGCATTGAAGTTATGTATTTTATTGAAAGCAAATAATGCAGGATTAAAACAAACACTAGGATTGCCAGATGGAGAAACAGTGAAGACTGTTGAAGTTAAAATCCCCGAGGCAGCAAACGAAGCATTGGTTGATTATTTTGTAGCAGTAAATGGTAATAAGGAGAATCCATTACAGATAAGTGTTAAGTCAAAAGTCAGGGGGTCTTCTACTGCTACAGTTAAATTTACTACAGCTTTCGCAAACGAAAGAGAAGTGCTACAATGGTTTAATAATATTAAATATTCACTTGCTAAAAATAATCAATTGGGACAATATATTATTGCTTCATCTGCTTTAAACTATAAACAAAAATATTCTGGTAGATTGACAATGTATCCTATTAAAGGATTATTGCGTCTTTTAACTGGACCAAAAGCATCTACAGTAAGACAAGATTTAAATCGTGTTTTGGATTTGAAAGGATTCACTGTATCTGATTTTATTGATTTGCTTAAAAAAACGGATAAAAAAATGAGCACATTGAAAGCAAACTACGACCCGTTTGATGATATCCTTTCAAAAGATTTGGATTTGTTGATGAGAGTTAAAAAATTACTAGCACTTAATATTTACGATGAAGTAGGAAAGAAAAAGAAATTAATGGAAGCAGTATCTTTATCGCAAGAAGAAGCTTCTAAAAAGAATGGTGGTAAGTATCCCTTCTCTGTAAACAATCTTGCTTTACTTTGCGAGAGAGTGCTGGTTGAAACATCAAAGAAAGAAGGACAAACAAAACTAAATTTTTATAAAATGTTTTATGACCAAGTGCTCACAAAAAATCAAGTGGCATATGCTATGACAAGTAGAGAAACTGTGGGCGATGAAGTTAAATTGAAATACTCATATATTAGCGCAGTAAACTTTAGACAATATAAGAAGTGGATTGCACTTAGAAGTAAAAATTACGCAAACAACATGCAAGACGCACTAGGAATGGCAGTATGAAATCACTGAAAGACATCTTACAACAATCACAACAGAAGTCCTACATGCTTGGCAAAGTATTTGCTGAGGGTGACTGGGTTAAAAATTCTGATGGGGAAGTTGGTAAGATTCATAGGCGTGGTGTTAACTATGTTATTGCTGTGACAGAAGAAGGCAAAATGTTTCGCACGTGGGTAAAAGATATTGTTGAATGCTCGCCAGATTGTCTTTGTTTTAAAGAAAAAGAAGAAGCGGCAAAAGACGCAGTTAAGACATTTATAAATAAGAATAAACGACAGATAGAAAAATGAAACCATATTTCAATGATGACTTTTCTAAGATGCTGATTGAAAGATCTCTTGCTGGGATGACAGGAAGTACTTCTTACGGCATGATGAATGAAGAAAAATGCAACCACACAGGCGCTGGCACAAACTGTCCTGTCCATGGAGATGCAGATTGCAATTCTTCAAAACAAAATCGTAAAGAAGAGTTAATGCCAAATGAATTGGTAGGCACTACTTATGAAGTAGTCATGGAAGATGGTGAAGTTATCATCATTGAAAAAATGGATGGTAAGGATGACAATGGATTTAAGTCATGCTGGAAGGGATATAGAAAAGCAGGCACTAAGATGAAGGGCGGCAAAGAAGTTAATAACTGTGTGAAGGCTGGTTACGAAATGGATGGCGAGCAAGAGCTCGATGAAAAGAATGGATTGTATGCTAACATCCATGCCAAGCGCAAGCGTGGAGAATCACCTGCTAAACCAGGACACGAAGATTATCCAGCAAAGGATGCTTTTAAGAAAGCAGCAAAAACTGCTAAGAAAGAAGAAGTTGAATATGTAGATGAAAAAAGAGATATGCCTGGCAATCAAGAAAAAATTGATGCCAACAAAAATGGTAAGGTAGATGCTCATGACTTCGCACTTCTACGCGCAAGAAAGGGGAAGAAGACAGTAAAAGAAATGATAGAGTTGGCTCTAGAAGGAAAGAAGCCAGAGGTTGAAGTAATGCCAGAGATTGACGATAGTGATCCTGCTAATCTCAAAGTTAAGAAAAAAGAAAAAACCAAAGAAAAATGTAAAGAAGAAATTGAATCTCTTAAGAGATTTTATAGAGAAGCAAAAAATAAGTATTCTGATAAATAAAAGTAGTATACTGGAGAAACTCATGGGACAATTAGTAGAACTAGTAAGACCACTATTATTTGCAGCATTAAATAATTGCCATACAAAAAAACTTGTTTGTGATCTACTTGACAATTATGTAAAGGGCACTGATAATGATATCGACAATGTAATTGCAGCATCAGTAAGAGTTGCTCTAATGAAAGGTTGCTAATAAAAGTAATATATAAATTGGGATGCATAAGCATCCCTTTTTTTATAAATACATCTTAGATAAGACAACAGTTACGGGGGAAAACATCATGCCTTTATGGGGTAAAACTGATTCAGCAGCGGCAAAACCTAAATGGTACGCTCAGTTGAATCAAATGGATACTGCTGGTAGAGACGTTATTTTTATTAGCACAGAAGAAGCTCAACTAGAAGTAAACAAACTACGTGGATTCAATGCTCCTGGTTGGTGGGCATATTATGAATATGAAAATGATCAAGGTGAAAAGAAACTTGTTGCTGAGTGTTTAATTGCTATTGCCGAAAGTCAAGCAACTGCTGGAGATCAGGCAGACGATAGACTTGCTGCAGATACTGCTCCAACACCTATCACTATTTCAGCACAACCAGCAAATGTTACTGGTGCTGCTACACCATTTACAGGTACCTTCGCGGTTACTGCTGCTGGTCAAGCGACGCTACAATTCCAGTGGCAGCGTCAAACAGCAACTGGCACAACTTGGACAAACATCAGCAATGGTGGAGTATTCTCTGGTGCTACTACAGCAACTCTTACTCTTACTGCTGCTACAAAAGCCATTTATGATGGATATAAATTCCGTGTAAGAATCTCTTCAACGGGTGGAGCAACTACAGTTACTTCAAATAGTGCTTCTATTACATATGCATAATTATGATATTTACTGAATTGAATGATACTAATTGGATATTATTTGCGATAAAAAATTATGACAATCCTCTTTCGGTAACTTACGAAGATTTTGAAGAGGATTTAAAAAAATTTAAATATGTAAAAAGACTACTTCGCAGGTATGAATCAACAGGTGAATTGAAAACCCATTTAATTTTAAACCATTTGATTACAATTTATAATGTGTTTAATGACTCTGCTACATTGCTTCTATTTTATAAAATAGAATCAAAATATTGGTCAATCTTAAAAACTTTTATGATATACTTGAATAGGTTGCCAGAAGGTATGGATAAAACAGATGTAGATGAAACATGTCTAAACAATTTAAAAATGATATAAATGAAATGATGGCAGGTGATGGCAGTGGACTTGCTCTACCACCTTCTTTTGTCTTTGTTAATACTAAAAAAAGAAGTGTTAAGAAAAGAAAAGAAGATAAAATTGATGGCAGAAAAAAAAGTGCCCGCAAACTAGTAAAACGTATTTTAACAAATCGTCAAAAGAGGAAAGGAAAAATGTCTGAGGAATTGATGGAGGCACCGTCTTCCACCGAGAGAGCACAAAAACAAATTGCTCAATCCAAAAAACTTGATCGCCAAAAAGAGCTTCAAAAGAAACGTGGCGAAGCAAAAGAAAAAATGCAAAACAAAGCTAAGGAGATGGACACTCTTCTTAAAGCACGTTTGCAGGATTTCAAATCAAAAGCAGCAGATAAGCAGAAAAAAATGCAAAAGGTAAATGCTTCTTTTGATCCTACTGGAAACATAATTGCAGAAACAATGGTAAGTCCTTCTGTACAAGGAAATGATGTTTTCTCTGCAGCATTTAAGATTGCTCAAGAAGGATCATCATATGGTAGAGATCCAGAAACCTCTTTTGCTATGATTCAATTTGCAGATGGTAACACTGCTCAGATGGGATACTTCGATGCACAAAAGATTGTTGCTGCATATGAAGGATTGACCCCAGAAAATAGAGAAAAGTTTTGTGCCCTACTTAATATGAATGCTACGACTTATACTAATGCTCTTCAGTTTGCTCAATATAATGTTTAGGAGACTAAAATGTTTGGAATTGGTAAAGACATAGAAGTTTTAGAAACCAAGTTTCAAATATATGAAGATCTCTCTAAAGAGATGCTTGACAAACTTGAGAGAGCAGTGGATAAAATCAGTGAGGGTAACCAAGCAGTTGCCCTTATACTAGAGCGCCACGAAAATAGATTAGAGCAATCTGATAAAGCAGATGCTGCAATCCTAGAATTAATTAAAGGTATTAATAATAAGTTAGCAAAACTTGAGCAGAAAGTTGAAGACCTTTCTAAGTTTCGTTGGTTAACAATGGGTGTTGCTACTGCAGCAATCGTTGTAATTGGGTCTGCAACATTTTTCGGAAACCTCTTGACAACAGGAAAAACAGGTGCTACAGTAGGAGGAGCGACTACCGAACAACTGAAATGAGTTATATTGATACCAAGTATATTGGTTTGATTTCGCCGCAACTTGATAATTTTACTCAGAAGAAAAAATCTTTATATAATTTTAGGTGCCCTTATTGCGGTGATTCTCAGAAAAGAAAGAATAAGTCGCGTGGATATCTATTTGAATATAAAGATAGTTATGTCTATAAGTGCCATAACTGTGGTGTAACTAAAAGTTTGGCAAAATTTTTACAAGACCATAGTGCAGGTTTATATGACCAGTATCTCCTTGAGAGATATAAGGAGGGGACAACTGGCAAAGGTCGTCGTGTGCCAAATCCTACATTTGAATTTAAAAAACCAGAGTTTGAAAAAATTGTAATCAAAAAAACAATTTTTGATTCTCTTCCAAAACTCTCAGACCTAAATATTACACACCCAGCAAAACAATATCTGCTCAATCGAAAGATACCAGAGATTCATTTCTCAAACTTCTACTACGCAGAGGATTTTAACGCTTGGGAGAATAATGGAAACACAATTAAAGAATCAAGAATTATACTCCCACTAATTTCAGAGGATGGAAATGTATTTGGATATCAAGCAAGGTCTCTTAATAAGAATGCAACTCTTCGCTATATCACTACCATCCTGGATAAACAATACCCTAAACTATTTGGACTTGATCGTATAAACAAAA